CCCGCCCGGTGATTTGTAGCCTTGTTTATTTGGCATGTTTTCTCCTAGGGATCAGCCCCCCTTGCGGGGGGCGTCACCAATTACCTTAGGCCGGAGCCGCTTCGACATACGTAAGCACCATGCGAGCCTTGCCCGCTGTGAACGTACCCGAGGCAGTGACCTTCAGATAGCCCTTATTAGCTGTGTCAACAGCAGCACCATCGAAGGTACCCGACGTTTTCACAACATCCACACCGTCCGGCGACACCACGGCACCAGCCGCGTTGATTGCAGACAGAGGCAGTGCAGAAGCCGTGTAAACACCATCGGTGTCAATAGCCGTTCCGTTCTGCTGGTGAAAGCCCACTGTGTACGACGTGCCACCGGCAAAAGCCGTTGTCACAAGGAGCACAGCGTCCAGAACGGTGCTACCCGCAGGAATAAACGGAATAGCGTCCGAGAAAGAGTCCGGTGTGGAACCACCCGAAGCATCGGCATCGAAACCCGGCAGTGCATCGTAGCTGAAGTCAACCACAAGCTGCTTGATCCCACCGCCGATATCAACGACTTGGTACTCTTCGGTTTTTTCAATGTCCTGCCCGTCGTAACGACGAGTCAGACCATCAGAGTTAGTAAAACGAGCCATGATAGTTCTCCTTAGACCGCAGTCGTGTCAGAAAGAACGCAGATCATGTTCTCGGGACGGTACAGCTTCGTGCCCCAGCGAGCAGTCGTAACGTACTCTTCGCGCTGGAAGTCCTTGTTGTACTCTGCGTCCACTTCCGGCATCTGCCTCCATGCACCGATAATCGGGAGCACAGTGGAATCAGCCGAGAACAGGATATTCTGAGCAGCATTCGTGACACTGTTAGACGAGCCACCATGCGTAATAGTCTCACCGAGACCCGTAGCAAGGTAGTTACTCTCGTAGCAGTCGAAGCCAAAGACGTTACGCACGAAGCGCATGCCTGTGGTCAGACCCGTGTTGATCACACCTTCCCACTGGGGGTTATTGCTGACGTTCACGATGTTCGTAAGCGTCTCAAGGTGGTAAGCAACAGTCGGATCAACGATTGCAACGAGGTTATTCAGCGGGACGTTAGCCTTCTTCAGTGCCAGCTTGGCATAGGCGAAGTCTTCCGGTCCCATTGTGTCGCCGGTAGCCGTGCCGACGTACCGATGGTCGAAACCATTGATAGCGTTAGCGGAGTCAGCCGTCTGCGACGTACCCGTCTGCGATGCGGTCGGACCCACGGACTTCAGGATGTCTGTTTCCAGAACCTCCATGATCGCGCGGGATTCTTTCTGCGGAAACATGCTCATGATCCGCTGCATGTAGAACGAGTCTTGCAGGTTCTTCTTGGTCACGTAGTGAGCCGAACCAAGGTACTCAGTGATCGCGAACTGGAATTCACCAGAGTCGAGAGCCGAATACCGGATTGCTTGATCTTCTGTGATGTTCTGTGTCGTAGCCTGACCAACCGAGGGGATGGTAAACGTGGTACCATCAGGGAACTCAGTCATCCAGTCCACCCAGCCTTGAGCCATAAGCTCGTCCTCAAGGATTTCCTTGAGTTGCGAAGACCAGAGTTCAGAACGGATCAGAAGATCACTATTGGCAGTTGTCATACCAGCCATGATCTACTCCTTAGTTATAAAATGCGTCGCCCAGACGTTTTCTGTCTTGGAACATACGCTGTTGAGTTTTCGGAGACCAATACTCCTTAGGGTTATTACGTCGAAGATCAGTGTAGTAACTAGCTGTACCTTCTCTGCTAGTCCTACCGAGAGCTTCTGTGTTAACACTTCCACTCGTGGCGCGGGTCTGCTGCCCCGACTGGAACATATCAATCACAGCCTTGGGAGACTTCTTAGCAAGGTTCCGCATATCTTCCATCGGAATACCAAGCTCCTCTGCCTTCTTCGACAGTGCCTCTCTAGCCTTATCCCCGTACCGATCAGTCAGAGCCTTGGAAACTTCAAGCTCGTTCTGCTCAGCAGTCTTAGAGGACTCGTACTGTTTGAGGTACTCAGGCAGTTTCTCTCCCAACCTGCTCTCAAGCAACGCTTCAATATCTTCCGGTTTGGTCTGCGATTCCTCGGGGGTGTCCTGAGTCGCCTTAGTACCAAGCCTTTCAGACAGCGAACGCTCAACATCCTCAAGAGTTTTGCCTTGTCGGGCTTGCTCTTGAAGTGTCTCAATATCCTTCAGCATTTCTTCCTTCTCAGCTTTGAGTCGGTCAATAAACTGTTGGGCATGAGGCAGTGCGTTTGCTGCATCCTCCAGCGTAGCGTACTTCTTTCCTTCACCCACAAAATCTTCAAGGGAAGGTTCGCGAGGGGTCTCCTCAAATAGTGTCTGGTCAGACATTAATTACTCCGATGGTCGTCGGTATTAAGTAGGTGAAGACAGGAATTCAATGCGCGAATCCTGCCTAGCTCTAGTGCTACATCCACAGCAAATTCTCCTGCTGTGTTAGTAGACTCCAAACGATGTCTAGCATCGTCTAGTTCTTTCTGGAGAATCTTTCGGACCTCATTGAACTGCTGGTCAGCAGCTACTAAGGCCCCCTTAAGTTTCTCCTTCTGTTCTTTTCCTAGTCCTTGGAACAGTCGTGCATCCATTACACAGGACCCTGCTCTCTGAGAGCTTGTTCAGCAGCAGCTTCGTCTTCATTAGCAGGGGTAGCTGCCTCTTCCTGAAGCTGACGTGTGTATTCTTGAATAAGTCTCTGAGACTCAGCCTGCTCTTCAAGGCGGACGTTATCTCTAACAAGCTCGTACTTACCAAAGCCTAGAAGCTCTTCAAACATCTCTGCCTCTTTCTTACCGGACACATGGTTAATCACAGCGGGATCACCGCCGAAGATATTCCTGAATCCTTGGTAATTCTGTACCATCTGTGCTCGTGTAGCGAAGTGCCGGGCACCAACAGGTCTAATTTTGCCGTTGGCTCTGAGATCATCAGGGCTGATTGTGATAAACCTCTCGACACCAATGTCGGGGTCCAGCACCTTGATAACGTCTGCTGTATCCAGAGCCTTGCGTGCGACCTCAAGCATGTTATTCATCAGAGGCTCAAGGACGTTGATCTCAAATGCTGTGACTTTCTCTTGGAACATTTTGCTTGAATTCTGCTCAAGGATGTTCACTTCAAAGGCAGTTTTCTCGCCCGGTGTACGAATACCTACAGCCTGTCTAGGAGCACCAGCGAATTCTTCCATCTGCTGTTGCAAGAGAGCGATCTGTGTGTCGGCAGTGATAGCTGTGCTGTCGATACGAAGTGTGTCAACGTCACCTCCTTCAGCAATGTAGATTTGAGCAAAGGGCTCCCATTCAAACTCTTCTACTTGCCCTCTGATCTTCAGGGGCGGATGTGCTGTAAGGTCAAACAAGTCAGCCTTGATGTTCTCAAGGTGGTCAATGCGGTACTGCATACCCACGAGGTTATCAAGAGGACCCATTGCGTACAGGTTATCGGGTCTGTATCTCCAGCCACCGTGAACGAGGTAGTCCCTGCCGGACCATGTATCAAGCTTTTCTTTGTACAGAACTTTTGTGCGATCAACCACGAGGATTCTGTGATTGCTCAGCATGTTGTTCTCTTCGTCTGCAATGTCTCCCGTGAACTCAAAGATTTCTACATACTGCGACTGAAGATACTCACCGTAGGAACCGAAGCCATCTACCTGATAGCCGTATGCCTTATTGATGTCGCTACGCCTGTAAGACGAGACTTCGTGTCTGATCTTACGAACCTCGTCAAGAACCTCTTTCATTCCCTCGTCATTAAGCTCTTCTGCGTCTCTCATAAGCTCACCAATGGTCTTAACGTGGCGAACAATATGATACGTCGAGTCGAAATCAATGGCTGTAGGATTAAATACAATGTCCACAGGAGAGCGTCTGAGGGCACGAGGTCCCTGACGAACAACACGTTCCTCTCCGTCTACTTCATGCGTCTCTCTGATGTATTCACAATCAGCAAAGACATTACCGTAGTCGATGTAGTCATAGACTAGCTTGGACACAACGTCCATGAAGTTCCACAGACGCAGCTTGTTGGTCATGTAGCTCTTGATTGCGTCTTTCTTTTCTTTGGTAGCTGCGTCAGAATCGTAAGCCTCCCACTCCAGCCAGTTATCATTAGGGAACAGAGCACTCATGTAATTAGCGTGTAGGTTATCCCTGATCTGACAAATCTTAGGCAACGTGGTCTTGTTCTTCCACG